ACACCATACACAGGGCGCGCCCAATCAAGTTAATGTTTTAGCTTTTTATGGACGTCTATGCTTAATGAATTTTCATTTTGCAAACGCTATTAAAGACGGAGATATGGTTTCTCTTGTAAACTGTCAGGGAATGGGATTCATAGAAGAGTGGGATCGATCAAAGATTGTGCGCTTTGGAAAGGAAGAAAATCGAACCGACCTTTGCGCTTATGAAATGGGACCCCAATTTCCTTGCTGTAAGGACATACGGGACAAATTTGTCAAGCTACAAAACCTTCAACATTTTAATGCGAAGGATGCTAGATACTTTGGCTTAGATGGCGATATGCGTGTAGTGATGATTCACGGTCGCGCTATGGCCATTGATGTCCTTAAGGATTGGAAATATACGATTCCTGAAGATCGACCTGGAAGACCTGCTGATGAGCAGAAGACTTACATTCGTGAAGGCTGGCGAATGCAAGTTACAACTGACGACGGCTTTTGTGGTTCTCCACTCTTAGCAGAGGGAATGCACACACCGGATAATATTATTGGAATACACGCTGCACTTGACGTTGATTGTCATACTGCTATATCAATTTTGGTAACGCGAGAGATGATAGACGCCATTGTGCTTGAATATCCAAAGCAAGTATCCGATAATTGGGAGACTTTTGATGAAAAAGATCTTGTTATCGAGAAAGAGATTAACCCCCAAGTACTTAAAGGAAACTTTACTTATGAGGGTCAATATAAAATAAACGTTGCTCAACCTCGAAAATCAAAAATCCAAAAGTCACTCATTCATACTGTGTTCCCTCCGACTACTCAACCAGCTGTTTTGCACTCCGGCGATAAACGGTTGAACCCTGAGTTGAGGGGGGAGAACCTGTTGGCTAAACAGCTCAACAAGTATGGGGATATACAGTTACCCTTACCACGAAAAGAACTGAGGATTGCGTGTGATGCGATCGAACAAGATATGCTTAATATGAAGTTTGATCATGAACCGCGAGTATTGACTGTCGATGAGGCTATCAATGGGATACCACAAATTGAACATTGTGACCGCATGGAAATGGGAACCTCTCCAGGTTTTCCATATATAAAGACTCGTAAGGCTGATCAAAAAGGTAAGAGATATCTTTTCGAAAATATCGGGACGGAACAAGAACCGCATTACGTCATCAGCGATCCAACCCTCCACTATAACCTTAAACGACGACTTGAACAAGCCATACAAGGAAATTTAGTTTTCTCTCTATGGCATAATTGCTTAAAGGATGAACGTCGCACAGACGAGAAAATTTTTAATGGAAGCACTCGCGCTTTTTGTGCTGCGCCTCTTGACTATCAAATTTTGACGAGGCAATATTTTCTCATGTTCTGTGCTGCATTCATATCAAACCGTATTGATATTTTCTCAGCTCTTGGGATAAACGTCGATGGCATGGATTGGACCAAGCTTAATTTTAAGCTTAAATCTAAAGGAATACACGGATGGGACGAAGATTACGGAAATTT